GCCTGCTCGGTGGGTATCACTTTTGATTTCTTCCAAGACATCCTCAAGGATGCCCTCAACATGGAATTTATCGTATTCGGTCCCTGTAGCGAGAATGCTCACGCACTCAATCAGGTTGCCGATGATATTCTTTTCGTTCTTCATGGGTGTATTATATCAAGAGGGGAGAGGGTTGTCAAGCCCTTTCTCTAGAAAGTGTTGATGAGGGTAGTCTCTTTGCCAGCAGCGACCACATTGAGGATGAACTCAAGGGTGTTCGTGTCCTGATAGCCGACTACATCATCGGTATCACAAAGGGGGATAAACTGTCCATCCTTATCCATTACAGCGATCTCATACGAGGAGGGTATGCCCCTCATGATGCGAGTAGCATATGCCCCATCATGGTAGGCTACACTAACAGTAACCCCATTAGGGAATTCGTAACGGGTAAGCCCCTCGCGGGGGGTGACGATTGTGGGCATCATTTTCTCTTTCATGCCCCTATTATATCAACTCCCCCCAGGATTGCAAGCACAAACCATAAAAAGGTGCAATCATAAGTGCTTATCCCATATAACTTTACGCGTTCTTGGGACTCCTGTTCCTCCCAGGTCCACCCATATACTTAAGTACTTAATGGGTTAAGGGACTCCTATAAATTCTAAAAAATTCTAAAAAATTGGAACTCATTTTAAAAATAAAAAAATCTCTATTTAAACTATGATATATAAGGTAAGGGAGAAGAATACTCTTATGATTAATAAATTAAAAAACAATTTACTTTGGATAGTTTTAGGTCTTACCTTGGTTGGAGGGGTACACCACCTAAAAATGGAAAAACGCTTGGATAGAATGCAAAAAATAGAAAAAATGCAAATGCGGAGAGGTGGGAAAGTTGCATGGGAAACTCGTTCTCGGGATAGAGGACAAGATCGTGATAGAGGACAGTTAGAAAAACTCAGAGAGAAGAGGGGTAAGAAAAAATGAGTTATTATAAAAGAATAAAAAATCTTATTAAGTCTGATCTTGATGAAGATTTTGATACTCCGTCTATGACTCCAGAAAAAATTAAAAAAGCTAGAAAAGAGGGAGCAATTTCTCCTGATGACGCTAGAAGATTACTTGCAGATCTGAAACCAACCTCTTCTACCACTACGGAAAAGCCGTCTACTAAATGGATGTCTTTTAAAAGATCTATGCCTAAACTGGGTAAAGACAAATAATATAATTAATGGCATACAGTACCAAAGTCTTAGATCATTATAACAACCCTAGAAATGTGGGGTCTTTGGACAAAACAAGTTCTAAGGTTGGTACTGGCCTCGTAGGTGCTCCTGAGTGTGGTGATGTGATGAAACTCCAAATTAGGGTTGAGGGAGATGTAATTGTTGAGGCTAAATTTAAAACTTTTGGTTGCGGCTCTGCGATAGCTTCTTCTAGTTTAGCTACTGAGTGGATTAAGGGTAAAACCTTGAAGGAAGCTAGTAATATCGCAAATACTCAAATTGTGGAGGCACTAGTCCTACCTCCCGTCAAGATTCATTGTAGTGTTTTGGCCGAAGATGCTATTAAGGCCGCAATTAAGGACTATAAGAGGAAATTATGAATTATTACGATAGATTAATTCATATTTTGGTTGAAGAACAAACAATAGAAGTTAAAACAGTTACTTCTAAAGATGGACATCATAACTATTTTGGCACTAAGCACAAAAATCCAAAAGACAGTGCAAAAACGCGCAAAGAAAAACAAAAACATGTTGAAGGTGTTAAGAATAGTGTTACAGGGGCTATGGATATAGCCCACAAAGCAGGTAAAAGCATACATTTCCATAATGAGGGAGAGCCTACGGGTGCTGAAGGTACTCATGAAAGAGAAATTCATGATCATGCTAAAGCACATGCGGAAAAACATGGAATGACAATGCATTCAAAGTCTGCGGAGAGGGGCAAATTACCCCACCCCGAAGTTACGAAAGACGATTCAAAACGAGATCGTACCGACTATCGTAGACATTATCCAAGAGATCATGGAGGAGCACCAACCGAAGAGTCTAAAAAAATTGATGCAAATAACAGGCATAGACAAGCTGGCTTTGCAAAAAACGCTAAAGATGCTCATATCGCGGGTCATGCGAGCATACATATCGGTGGTGAAGGGCATGTAGGAAAAGATACCGCCCGTGGTCACGAAAATCATGGAACTCATGGTGTAAAATTATGAAATTACTTCGCATTGTATGTTTTTGCATTGCTCTGAGTATAGCAATGCCTTCATTTGTTTTTGCTCATGGTGGAACCTATCGCGGGCCAGGAGATACTGTCCCCCCTGGAGGGGGTGGAGGTGGTGGTGGGGGTCCGACAACCCCAGGCCCTACTGGTCCCACAAGTCCTGGCCCTGCTGGTCCTTCCAGCCCTGGTCCTGCTGGGCCTGGAAGCCCTGGAGGAGGAGCACCCATTGGGGGAGGAGCCCCATCCAAGCCCTTATCAGGTGGTGGGGGTGGTCCTACTGTTGATTTAACTGCTTGGACCTTCTGGTGGGAGTTTAATAAGGATCCTTACCTTTCTCTCAAAAGAAAGATTTATGATAGTGCACCTGGGACGGGTTCTGATGGATGGTTCTTAGGTATGGGAGCTAAAAAGAACTCTAGGGATGTAATGCGCCCTACTTCTGATGAAATCAAGACCAAGATTATCCCTGCTCTACTAAATTCTCTTGAAACTGAGAGTAATAATGACATTATCACGGGTTGTATGATGTCTCTAGCAAAAATTGGGAATCAAAAGGGTAATAAAAATTTCGGTGAGAAACTTATACCTTTCCTGGGCGATAAAAATCAGGAGATTTCGGAGACTGCTGCGGTTGCTCTTGGTATTCTAGGGGATACGAAGTACTTGGGTGTTCTTGAGGCTCTTATACGCGACTCCAAGGAAGGGTGTGATCTTGTGGGGCGAAGTGAGGTGCCTTACAGAACGAGAACCTTCGCTGTATATGCTCTTGGTCTAATCGCTAATAAGGTTCAAGATTCTGATGTTTCTAACTATGTTTCTACTAATCTAAGAGAGATTTTATCTTCTGATAATTCTAGTTACAAGGATATCAAAGTAGCCTCTATCGTTTCTATGAGCCTTCTTGAGCTTTCTTCTGAGATCAGGGATGAGCAGGTAAGGTTTCTTCTTGAGTACTTTAAAGATACCAACAATAATCATCTAGTTCGTGCTCATATTCCAGAAGCCTTGTGTTTTACGGTGGGTGATCTTGATGAGGACTCTAATCCCTACAAAGAAGATATAGTTAAAGTTTTAATCGAAAGTCTTAACAATGATAAAAGAGAGGTGGAACAGAGTTGTGTTCTTGCTCTAGGTCTTTTAGGTGATTCTGATGATAACCCTCTTGATCTTAAAATCAGAAAGGCTCTTTACAACATTCCTTCAATTACCGCAGACCAGCAAACTAGAAACTTCTCCTACATCGCTTTAGGGCATATGGGATCTAATGTTGGTAGGGGAGAAAATAGGACTCATTCTGTCAAAGATATTCAAAAGTATCTAATTAAAGCTCTTGTTAAAGGTAAGTCCAATGTAAAACCGTGGGCTGCAATCTCTCTTGGGGTTATGGTGAATGGATTACGCGAGGCTAATGTTGATATTCCTATCGACATTTCAAGAGGACTTCTTAATGAATTCTTATCTGAAAATCAACCAAGTAGGCTTGGTGCTTACTCTGTTGCTTTGGGTTTAATGGGGGATATTGAAGGTGGGCAGGACATTCTTAATAAACTCAAAAAGATTAGAGACGAGGAAGCGAGAGGGTATCTGTGTGTAGGTCTTGGAATGCTCAAAAATAGAAAAGCAATTGAAGATATAAGAAAGATCGTTTTAGCCTCTAAGTATCGTCCTGAGTTACTACAGCAAGCAGCAATTGGTCTTGGCCTTATGGGAGACTATGAATTAGTTTCTGAACTAATTAGTATGTTAGAAGAATCTAAAAGCCTTGCCAGCCAAGCATCTGTTGTATTAGCACTATCCTTTATCGGGGATAAGAGATCTATAGATCCTCTTATTAGTCTTCTTCAAAATAAAGGAGTATCTGATAGAGCTAGGGGATTCGCAGCAGCATCTTTAGGAATGGTTGCAGATAAGAGCATTCTTCCCTGGAATTCTGATCTTAGTTGTGATCTAAATTACAGAGCCTCTACCGTCACTCTAAACGATACGGGTGGAACAGGAATATTGAATATTCTGTAAGAGTTACTTCTTTTTTAGCCTAGCAATATTACCTGCTAGTTTAATCTTCTTGTGATTTGACCAAAAAGAGGATACAATTCCAACAACTTTAGTGTGATCATTACACAATACAGGACTTCCTGAGTCTCCCTTTTTCATTGGAGATTCTAAAGTAACCTCGTATTGATGTTCCTCTGCTTTTAAAATAACGCACTTAATCTTTCCTCTATTTCTAGTCTTAAAATAAGCAAAGTCGCCTATTGTGTGTTCTATAGGACAAATGGTTAAACCCCATATAGGACTATCTCCAAGATTTAAAATGTCTGGAGAGGTACGGGGTCCATAAACATGAGAGGCTGTCCAGACAGACTTATCGGCAATAAAACCTTTTCCATAGGACTTAAGCATTTGATTTGAAAATAAATTATAAACTATTGTCTTTAAATCAAAGGTAAAGAACTCTAAAGAGTTTTTGAAATAGTCTTCAGTTGAGAATTCTGTTTTAGGTTGAGGAAGCGGTAAAGGTAACAGATTAGGTTTTACGCTTGGTATTTGACAAGATGCCAGGACCAAAAGAAAACTTAAAAGAAAGTTTTTCATATTGTACTCCTAAAATATATACCTTATAGATTAAGGGATTTCTAATTAATTTTACGAGTCCTTAATTTTTACTTAAAGTTATTTCTAAAAAAGAAACCAAATAAACTAGATACAATAGAGGAAAAACTCCTTTAACTAAGAATATAAGAAAATAGCTATATGCCCATTACCGCACCACTAATTCAGACGATGGCAGCGTCTGCTTCTGTAACTAATGCTTCTGGAACGATGCATACTAGTGGTGTTACCACTAGTAACTCCTATGCAGGCCCTTGGTTTGTTGAAGAGCAAGGACTACAAATTGATTATCATCGCGTTCCACAGGGCACAATGATGAGCGGAAGTGCAACCCTCTCTTCTGTCGGCGTGAGCACAGTTGTTATAGGAACAGATCTAGTCTGTGAGATAACGGCTTATTATAAGAGCACTAAAGATTGGGGTTATTATGATACCTCAAACTGGTCACAACCTCAAACATTTCAGTTTATCGGATTTAGTGCAGATGCATATGGGCAGACTTATGGGACCATGACTGCATCTACGCTGGGGCCAATGGGAAGTATTGTTACCAACCAAGCTTACTACCGTCGAGTTCCTTGGAATACTACTTCAGGGGCAACCGAAACTTCCCAATTCGTGAGGGCAGCTAATTACTATGCTGTTAATTTACCTACAATAGTTGCTGTATCAGCGAATTGCCTGGGGGTCAGTCCCGCTACATCAGCACTTCAGACTGATTATAATACTGATTTTGCTAGGTGGTTAATTCCAAATAGGACAGACGCTCCCCCAGGAACTATTACCACTTCAAGACCGTATGTAAGAGCACAGGAGGGCTACCCTATCCCCGGTACATATGCCACCTCTCAAGAATCACTCCCCTCTGTTTTCATTTTTATGAATAATATTGGAGTTCGTATAAGAGATAAGAGTTTATATGGTATTCCAGCAACAATCGACGCCAACGGGGTGGATGCAATAAGGGATCAGGGATTCCCTGAGTATAATCATCTGCGACATGATTACAGAGCAGTCTAGAATCTGTCGTCAAACAACGCCAATTTCCAAGTAATACAGTATAGTAGGTGCGTTGTCCCGCTTCCATAAAAGCAATCTAGCAGGATATTATTTGTAGGTGAATACCAAAAGTAACTTACAAAGATTGACACCCAAAATGCGAAGCATAGAGGACAACTAAGAAGCTCTCCTATAAAGGGAGCTTTATTTTTTAGCAAGTGTCTTAGTGGAAATATTGCCTTTGAAGTGGTAATAATAATGGTAATTCCAAAAACGATAAATGTCCATAAATAAAGATCTAACATAAAGACAGTCCTCTCCTAGTCTATAATATATAGAAACATGAAGCCTCTACTTTTAACCTGTGTCCTTTCTTTTTTGGGTTCCTTTGTTTCTTCTGGATATGAAGCTATCCAAAGCGATAACATTTGTGGAATACGGCTGCTTGAAAGGATAACCAACCCTTCTAAAATAAACTACTCTTTAGTTCTAAAAACTACTCCCGAAGTAAAGAAGATCGAGCGGGAAAAGATTTCTAAAGAAAGTGTTAGAGGTAAGATACTTTTAGCAGAAGCAGAACAAAGAATTACTAAGCTTTGTACTGAGATTATGAAAAGAGATTCCTACTGTAGTGTGTGGAAAAATATAAAGCATTCTTCCAAGAAAATTGATGATATAACTAATAAAATCCTTAATCTTTTAAGAGAAGACTTTGATCCTACATACTATAGGAAGGCTATTAAAACTTATAAAGGATGTCACAACCGCCCACATTAATTCATGATTACTCTTACCGACAAAGCCTCAGTAGAACTCTGGAGGATTATAAGTGAAAAAAGTATGGGGGATTCTTACCTCCGTGTTGGGGTGCGTGGCGGTGGTTGCTCTGGTTTCACTTACACTCTTGGGTTTGACGATTCGCGGAGCGATATGGACATATTTTTCAGACGAAAATGGCAGCCACAAGATCTTAAAATAGTCTGTGACCCTAAAAGTTTTCTATTCTTAAATGGAATGGAGTTAGATTTTGAAGAGGATCTAATGGGGCGAGGATTTAAATTTAAGAATCCTAACGCAACCAATACTTGCGGGTGTGGCGAGTCTTTCAGAGCTTAGACTATGAAAGGAAACTCAAATTTATATTTATCTATAAATGCTTGCCTATTTTTATGCCACGAATCTCTTCCTGCTAGTTCTCCACTAGAGTTATGAATTATTAAAATAGGGGCTGCTTTATTGTGATATCCCTTTTCGTGTGCTCGCATTGTATAAGTAATATCATAAAAATCCCAGTTACCTTCGAACTCTTCTGGTTTATCTAAACCAATATCTTTAATTGTACTAGCTTTAGCTGCTAAGAATAATCCATCTAGTACAACAACCCTTCTGTAAGGTCCATAAAAAGTAGTATTACAATCTGTTAAAGAATTTCCATGAAAAACCATACCAGAATGCTTATTCAATTTCCACTGCTCCTGATCCCACCATACAGCATTATTGCTTAATTCAGTTGTGCCTGCGGGTCCAATGAAGCCTACATCTTTTTGTAGTAAAAGCTCTCTTGTGAGAACAGATCTAAAATGTTCAGAAGTGGAAACAATTTCCACATCATCGTGGCACATTATAATGATGTCGTTAGGGTTGGGATTTACTTTATCAAAGGCTTTTTGATATCCTTCAAAAATAGAATTTGCTCCAACAAGCAATTTAACCTCTACTTTTGCCCTAGATAAATAGGAGACTAATTTTTCAGTAGTCTTGCTTAGTTTCTTACTGCGTGTACAAATAAAAGCGTAAATAGAACTATTCATAAGATATAATAGAATATAATGGAAGAAAATCAAGAAAAACATTGGTCAGAAATGAGTAAATCGGAACTCATTGAGGATTTTCGCAAAAGTAAAGAGGATCCTAAATATTTTATCAGAAGATACATTAAGATTATTCACCAACTTAGAGGGGAAATTTGTTTTGATTTATACCCCTTTCAAGAAAGAATTATTGATGATCTGCAAGATAACAGATTCAATATAATCAGAAAATTCAGGCAGGCGGGCATTACTACCTTAGCTTGTGCTTATGGTTTGTGGATTGCTCTTTTTCAGTCTAATAAAACTATTCCTATCCTCTCAATAGGTGATACCGAATCTACAGAAGTTCTCGCCAGAATTAAACTGATGTATGATGAACTTCCTCCTCACTATAAGCCTGGGTTAACTAAAAGCACGGAACACGCACTATTCTTAGGAAATGGATCTAAGATCCTCTCTCGTCCATCTAAGAAAACTTCTGGACGATCCTTGTCTGGATATCTCCTAATTATTGATGAGGCTGCTTTCATTGAGAATATTGATGATATTTGGGCTGCTGTTTATCCAATCATTTCAACAGGTGGTCGTGTATTTATTATTTCTACGGTTAACGGTACAGGCAACTGGTACTACGATACTTATACAAGAGCCAAAGAAGAAACAAACGAATTTAATGCAATTGACATTCATTGGAAGGAGCATCCTGAATATTGGTATAATTCAAAATATGATGATCTGTATAAAGAGTGCATGAGTTTAGATAAAAAGTACAATGTTAATACTTGGTTAGATATTACTCAAAGTAACATTGGAAATAAGAGATGGCTTCAAGAATATGAAATGGAGTTTCTTGGAACAGGAGAAACTTTTATTGATGGTGGAATTCTACGAGAACTTTCTAAGAGGGTATCTGAAGACTATTATATAAAGTACAATAATAGGATGCGTGTATGGAAAGATCCAGACCCTAACTATGAATACGCTATTGGAGTAGATGTGTCATTAGGGAGAAATAGAGACTATTCAGCATTTCATATTATTAATTTATATAACGGAGAGCAAGTGGCTGAGTTTTATTCTAACAAAACACCAATTAATGAGTTGGCTGAAATATTAAACCGTGAAGCTGTTCTATACAATACAGCTTATGTTTTAATCGAACGAAATACTATAGGAAATAATTTAATTGATTGGTTATATAATATTTTAGAGTATGAAAATCTTTGGTGTGATGAAAAAGGAGACTTCGGTTTTCAAATCACTACTAGAAACAGAGAGTCTCTTCTTGCTAGTTTAGAGGAGGCTATTAGGACAAATGTGGTTAAAATTACATCTGAAAGAACAGTAAAAGAACTACTCACCTTTGTTGTAAACGAGAGAGGGAAGGCAGAAGCAGACAGAGGAAACCATGATGATTTAGTTTCTAGTCTTTCTTTAGCTGTTTATGGACTAAATACTTTAATAGAGGACTCACTTATAGAGCATGAATCAATTCCCCACAAGGAAAGTAAGCCACTAGTGCCTACTTCCACGAATAAAGCTAAACTTCACACCTCCTTCGGAGGCATCACAGAGGAAGATCTAAAATGGCTAATGAAATAGACGAACAAGAACAAGAACAAGAACAACTAACAGAATCGGGCTACACCAATTTTGGTGGAGGAATTGAGAGTCGTTATGGGACTTTCTTTAATCCTAGTGGTAGAATGGGAAAATGGTTTGCTAAATTCTTTGCCACAAAAGCACAGCCCTATATTGCAGATAACCCTAAAAAAATTCCTGATCTTAAAGGCGATACTTTAGTTAATCCTGAAGCGGACCCGCAGGGGGGAATGAGCTTTAGTATGGTTAGAGGAACCCACATTGTTCCAGAGATTGAATTAAATAGAAAGCGTAGATACGAAGAATACGAGAAAATGGATGAGTATCCTGAAATCGGAGCTGCTTTTGATATTTATGCTGACGATTCAACTCAAAAAGATATAAAAAATAAACGCTGGTTAATTAGGTCTGATAATGACATGGTGGTGGAGGAA